CGTTATTCGCTGGCCACGTTTTCCGAGGTTACTACTATTTCGTAATTTCCGCTGAAGGCGAGCCGAGAGCTGTAAGCCGCGTACGAGAACGAAGAAGCGTAATGCGCGTTCGAGTAGACGAGACCGCCATACGCGCTCGCACTGTTGTGCGACCGACCGACGCACCGGCCACGGTCGGCAGTATACCACTGACAATCGGAGTAGTTCTTGTTCCATTTGCTGTTGTCTGTGGTTACTCGTGAGGCGATTATGTCGCAGTATCTACCGAATTTAACACGGCCGATACAGTAACCAGATGTGTTGAGTCCCTGGATTACGCTTTCTTCTTTTGTCTGATAGTTGCGGACTACATGGTATTTCGCATCAATCGGGTACGAGCTTGTGGCTACTCGGTGATCCTTCTTGAACTGTGCGAAGGACGGCACGTTGGCGGCGATGAGGTCCATGATTTCCCAGTTACATCCGACAAAATTCTGAATACCGAAGATGATGTTGCCGATGTTTGAGCCGGAATACTTTCTTGTTATCTTACCGTAGGTGTTGAAATTGTTCTGTCCGGTTGTATACTGCGAGCCACATCCATATCCGGCATACGCCTGAATGTCTCGGGTCCCTGTCAACGCCATTACGAGATTGGCGATGTCCTTGCTTATCTCATAGCTGATGCCGTGGTAGCCTTTACCTCGCATTTCGATGAGATTGAGTATATCGGCATAGGTGTAGTTCATCGTAGAGGTAGGCACTGAAGCATTTGTGATGTTGCCCTCGCTGTCATACTTCCAATCGGCATTTGTTACCGATGTTCCAGTACCTGTACGGGTTCTGACACCGCTGATTGAGCGGGGACGCATGAGTGCATCTACACTCATGCCGTAGATACCAACGAAACGCATAGGCACCCATACCCAGTCGGGTTCTATTGCTTCGATTGCGGCACTATCGACTGCAATGGCTTCGAGGTCATCGAAACCCGTCGGGGACGTAAATATTATTTTCTTGGCACCACTCGGTACATCGCAGAACACATAATCGCCGTAGGTGAAATCGAACAATGAATGACTTATAGCCATATTGAACGTACCTACAATCTTGTCATTCTCGTCTACGAACACAGCGCCGATCTGTGCATTGTTGAGCCCGGGCCAGCGGACCTGCTTCATGCCCTCGACATCGAGTTCATAGACATTCATATTGGCATTGTCGACTATCTCGTAGTCGTCACCCTTCGAGAGAGCTGTACCGTTATTGGTCGTGTAGACGCATGAATACGCCTTGACGAGAATATCGGCCAGTTTCTCACGATTGGTTTTCATTGCCGTAGAGAGTGGCTGAGAAGCGAAGCTACAAGCAAAAAGATACTTCTTCTGATTCTTGAAGTCATTGACTCCCTTATACCAATATCGGCCGAAACCGAGCATCACATCGAAACCTTCACCTGCTTGGTCCGTCGGATCATACTCGGTGCCGTCGGCCATCAGATTGTAGTTGGTATCCATAATCTGACGGGCGAGCAGCTTGGACTCGCGGGAATCGTAGGTGCATCGGTACGGATGAGCCGCATCGAATATCTTGACGAAGTGGCCGCTCGGCTCGTACTCTTCCTTGCTCGTACCGTTGTCGAGATTCGTGATGTTCTGGCAATCATCGTCAGTATCATCGAAACTGACGCATGAATACTGCGAGTTGTAGAGGGTCAACTGCGGGAAGTACGCGGCGAGGCTTCCGGGACGCGCCTTGTCAAGTTCGTTATCGTCGATAAGGTCCTCCATTATCCAACGACCCGTAACGCCAGAGCACTGGTTGCTTTCCTCGTAAGCACTACCCGTCGGGTCGAGACCGATGGCGCCGCTTGTGCGAAGTGACTTGAGGATTGATGAAGGAGCCGTGATGTTTACGTCCGGCAAACGGAGATAACGAAGATTGGACGACCCGACAATACCATTGATAAGATTATATGGGTCTATGTTGGGACATCCGGCGAGCATGAGACGGTTCACGCTTGACATACCGGCGATTGTCAAACCTCCGGGATAGGTAAGATACGGGAGGTTGACGAAATTCAGCTCCGTCATGGATGCCGGCAATTCAAGAGTATCGATAGGCGATGTTTCTGCCAGAGATATACCAGTGAGGTCAGAACCCGATGCAAGCACTGTCTTCATTCGCGGACAGCGGGAGGCATTGATGCTTGTTACCTCTGTTGTGCGCACGTCGAGGTGAGTCAGGAACGGCAGGTCGCCGAGATTCATGTTGGTAAGGAAGCCCGTGTTGCCGGGAGACAGACGCCAAGACTGGCGGTGGTTTGTGGAGCCAATTACAATCTTCTCAGCGAGCTTCATCATCGAGAACTGGAAGTTCGGGTCGAGTGAGATTTGCGAGAGGTCAATCTCACTCATCTGGTCGGCTTGGTAGATGTAAAGCAGGATATTGTCGCCGTGCTGGAAATTGGTAAACGTACCATACTCGCCGGCCTTGAGGTACATCCCCTGCGTCACATTACCGCCATCGTTACCGATGCCGTAGTAGCCGGATTTGCCGGCACGGAATTTGATAACGGCTCCCGTCTTGGCGCCGATACGGCCGCCGAGAACATGACTGGCGTCCTTGAAGTCGCCGGTCTGGTAGTATCCGTCGCGAATGCGCCAGCGTTGCTCTATGAAGCGAGGCAGAGCCTGACGGCCGGAACCGTGCAGGGCATAGTAGTAGATGTCCGTGTACTTCTCGGAGTAGCGGATATACTTGCTTTCGCAGTCGTATGTGCAGACAACCTTCGGCCAGAACAAAATGCGCTTCTGAACGAAGTAATAGAGTGCGCCCTTGGGCGAGAATGGACCGGCGCCTATACCGTCGATTTCGGGAAGGTTACGCATCGTTGCCACGACACCGGGAAGCGTGAGAGTGTTACCGTTTGCATCGGCCACCATTTCCTGATTGTCGCAACGACGTAGGTTGTTCCAGAGAATTGAGCCACGACCGGCGTAGCACTTGTCGTCCTCAGCAGGATCGAGTTCTGCAGGAATGGTGTTGCCGCCATCGTTATCCTTACCGTTGCAGGTGTCGCAGTCGTAAACCTTATTGAAATACATTCTGACCGGCTCCATTGCGGAAGGTGTATGATAAACACCATTCTCAACCCAGCAGCCGTCCTCAAGGAAGAACATAGGCTGCATATTCTTCGCCTGCTGGTCCACTGCGGCAAGGTAATCTGTGAACGTATAGTATGCGATGAGCGATTGGACGCTCATGTATTTCCACGCATTTTCACGCCACAACTGTTTCCATGTATTTGCAAGCGCGGCCTTGGAATAGTCGCAGGAATCGCAGAATTTGAGCACATTGAACAGCTCATAGGGGACTTTGCGACCCATCGCGAGGTCTTCCTGAAGCTGGTCGTCGTCAACCATGCACTCGAAATACTGTGTCCACACGGGATAAGTCGGCTGGCCGAGATTCAGTTTGGATACCCACGAGGATTGTGTCGCAACCGGCGCCATCATGTCATCGATAGAGCCTACGCCCATGAACCAGTCCATTGCGTCGTAGGTAATCAGCTCGAAGCCGCTGACGGGGTTGAGAACATCGCCTTGGATAACCCACTTTCCATTTATTTGCTTCATGGAGCCATTGGATCTGGCCCACTCGCCGCCACTGTAACGCATGAAAACATAGTCGCGGCCGCAATACTGCGACAGTAGATACAGCTTGCTCGTATCAAGTCCCTCGGTGGCCTTGAAGCGAGCCATGATTTCTGTCAGTGATTCCTGACTTACGAATTTGCCGGCGGCATTGAATGATGCTTTGCCGAAAAACTCCACAAAGTCGCCGTAGTTCTTGCAGCCAAGATTATAGCCGGGAGTATCCTTGAAACCAAGTGCCACCTGCTCGCCCTTATCCTCCTTCCAGTTGCCACGGGCATGGAACCACGCATCACTGAGAGAGTCGTTAGTAGCTCGGAAAGCAGCGATAGGATGATTTGCGGTCGAATGATTCATCTGCAGCCCGGTTACGGTTACGTCACTCTTAGACCATGTGCCATCAAAGGCTCGCTGGGCCGGAGTAATGTAGTCGGAGCCGAGAGCTCGGAATGTTGCATTCATCATATCACAAACACCGCAGTCGTTCGCCATAGAGGAGTCGGAGTAGTCCACTTTGACCGTGATAATGGCGACGGGTATGGTGTTCAAACCGACACGAATGTAGCCGATTTCAAACAGCTCGTATGTCTTGAGCGCGTCTTCATTAGTGTAGTCAGGATTGAGGGGAGTGATTTTCCACCCTTTATTCTTGCGCAGATAGAATCGGTCGTTCTTAATGGGTCGCTTGGCAGATGTAGTACCTTGGCGGCGCCACTGAACGTGTTCAGCTTTGAACGACCTCCAAGGTCTTGCAGGATCGAAGTAGAACAGCGTACACTCAAACTTGGTCGATGTGTTGATGTCTCCGTCGAATGTGTCGAAAGTAGCCTGCGGAGCGACTACTACATAGTATGGGATTCCTTTCTCCTTGAACTTATCCATCGAGGGTCGGTTCTGATTGTCGAGCACATCCTCATCGGTGAACTCTTTAATCATTTCGTCCGTATTGGTAAGTTTGCAGAGATAGTTCTGGAAAGCCTGCGCCCACTCATAGTAACTGTCGTATGCGAGAGTGTAGTAGAGATAGAAGTCGCCGTCGGTGCCATCGAAGTCAATCTGCTTCTGATTGAGGATTGCGCCGGAGTTGGCAATATAACCGATAGATCCCGCTTCCTCGCCATCGAAATACAGCTTGATTGTGGAGTAATCGGTCGAGCCACGTTTTACCGTTATAGTGGACGGTTCTACAACAATGGCTACGGTATGCTTCTCGTTACACTTGAATGATCGTGTAATGACGGAGGGCGTACCATTCTTGCAGAACAGCACGGCCTTGTTACCGCAGATGTAGAAGCCGGCACCAGAATCCGGGTCATAGCACTCCATGAGCTTGGCTTCGTCGTCCTTGATGTTGTTGGTGGCGAAGGCAAACTGGAAAGCCATACCATTGGTACGCTCCGTGGCGGCGGTGCCAAATGGTGCGTAAGGGATCTTGGCTGTGACGTTTTCGGCGATGCGGAGGCTCATTTCGTCGAGATACTTGACAAATCCGTTGGATGACCAGTTGGAGCCGTTGACCTGCATCGTATATCCATTGTTGGATATTGTGTAGTCTGTCTCAGCGTTGGAACGGGAGGCAAAATCAAAGCCGAACAATGCTCCCTCCTTGATTATTGCAGAGATTGCCGAGCCTACAACGGTAACGGTTATCGGATTGGTCTGGCTGTCTCCGCTCTTGGCGTAGATTGAGATTGTATCGGAACCGTCTGTGTCATAGCCCTGAATCTGCTTGCGGACGATTTCAGTCTGTGAGGTACCTATGTCGGTAGAAATAACCTCAATGCCGTCGATATATACCGAAGCTGCTGTTGAGGTCTTGCCGGGCGTATAAGCGGCAACCTCGACTTCAAGATTGTCGTAAAGGCGGATTGTACCATTGTTGATGTCGTTGTAGCGTATAGATACAATGGGCTGCGTGGACTTGGAATCCACACACATAATAGAGCTGTAAATCACGTTACCTTTGACACCGGAAGCCACGTCCTCGCCGGATATGCGGATTGCATAAGACCCGTGGGCCAGTTTCTCGTTTCCTCCGAACACGTTGCATGGGTCGATGGAAATTGAGTGCGAATAACTGTCTGTGATGACAGACTCGCCGAGCTTCTTCCACTCCCCGTTGAAGAACATTTCAGTTGTAACCTTTACACCGAGCTTCGATACATTATTGGCAAACTTATACATCAGCAGGTTCTTGGTCGACCCGCCAACTTCAAGCACAGAGCCGGTAGTATAGTTCAGCGTCTGGACAGAGGTACATGTTACATCGACGGCGGTAACAGTAATGGTGCGCCGTTTAACGTTCCCTTCGGCATCGTAGGCAACAATTGTGAAGTCGCGTGCCGAAGCCTCAGAGAAATACGGCGTAAAGTCGTATTTGAACGAGTAATTCGTTGGACTTGTAGACGAATTTTGGTTTATAGCCTCGCTCCATAAGGTAAGTCCGGAAGTAGCATCGATGATTTCCAGACGGCGGATTACACCGAGCACCTCGGTCACGTTACTTCCCTGTCCATCGAATGTTACAGACTTGATGGCTGCTCGAACTGAAATTTCGGAGCCAAATGCAGCATAAACCGCCGGGTTTTCCAAATAGATATTAAGCGACGAGCCGGACACAGAGCCTCCTCCATTACTCTTGGGGATAGAGATGGATTGGCCCATTTCGTTGCCGAGCTTGTTGATGGCTTTGATGATGTGGTTCTCGGCATCTTGGTCTACGTCAAGATGATCGAAAGCGTTCTGTTGCATATCGTATGCGCCACCGGTAGAGAATGCATCCTTGCCGTCTTTTTCTGGGGTTGCGGACGTCTTTACCGTTCCACCTCCACCAAACTGCTTCCAAAGGTCTTTGTTGGAGAAGTCGGAAACCTCGCCGGTGAACTGGTAGGCTTCCCATGCGTATTCGCCCGTGCGGAATGTGATGACAAGACCACTCTTCGCATATTTGATGCCTGATGCGTTCTGCAATTCGAGGATGGCGTCAATGGCACTTCCTTTGTCATAATATCCGGCAACTTTGCGAGGACATAGTGCATCGACATTGATAATGGCTTCGGCACCGGCCGACATACCAGCCATGTCAATCCAGTTGTTGACATTGAGAAACTGCGGACTGGTTGTGTTCGGACCGACATATTGGTAGGTTTTCCATGAGCTGGGACCGATGGCGAACGTTATAGTCAGACCGAGAGAGGCCTTACCCTCGTTGAATACAGCTGTGAGAACGTTATGCGTCTGTGTCTCAGCCATAATGTCGGAGTAATACTCTCCGGCAGGCAGTGGTATCTCGACCGTTGCATTGTAGGTATTGCCAACAGCGGAGCCGGATATTGACTCTAATTTGTTATTGACTATGCGGAATAATCCGTCCCCGATACGGTAGATGTAGCCTGGATTGTATTGCTCGTCAGAATTGTAGACTTCGGGGGCATAGCCATAGAAATCGGTATTACCGTAAGATTCAAAGCATACGGCGTTTTCATACGCTTCGCTTGGAATAAGCCATACACCTGACGTTGGAGCGGTTCCTTTGCCGTCCCATTGGCCGTCGCAGGGAAGAATGCCAATGCTATTGATATGGCTTTCGTTTTGAATAATCAAGTTACCGTAATTGCTAACCGTTTCTTCGAGCTGTGCACCTGCATCTCCGGGAAAAGCTGTGCTGGCCGTGCGACCAAGCGCGAGGTCAGAGCCGATTGTAACGAGTTCCGAACCACTCCAACGGAAAGTCTTGTTGTTTGAGGTGCATGTGTAGATTTTCCCGGCTTCGGGTACGCGACCATTCAGCGTTCCCTCTCCGAAAGAGTCTCCATCAAGCCAGTTGTTGTAATAAGTAAACTGTGATGGACGCAGAATTGCGCTGCCGTCGTTTATTTGCCAATAATCAGTGACATTGAGTTTCTGTGCCTCTCCTACTTCTAAGTCTGAAGTGGCAATATTGGAGTCCTTAATCGGACGCTTTACGGCGCTCCATTCGGTTGCATCGGATATGGCAATTTTGGATACAGCGAGTATAAATGTATCATGGTCTGTGTCATACACTACCATACATCCGGCATCAGTTGATTTATGTGCACTTGATGCCATTTGGGATGTTACGCCACTTACTGTGGCATTGAACTCAACTACATCGTCAACATATCCTGGAAGTTGATTCGCCGGCACTTTCCCATCGGAGTCAAGTGTCGCAAGACCACCCGGGCGTCCTTTCGTATCTGTAACAGCTTTTGCTGCATTAGCAGTTGTTTTGGCATCATTGGCTGTTGACTGAGCCGCCGAGACTTTGGTCTTAGCGTCTTTAGCCTCATTGTAGGCCGTAGTTGCGGTGTTTGATGCTATCGTCACACTCTGCTGGAGCGCATTATCCGTTGCAACGCGCTCGGTAGTCTCTGTCGTTAGAGACAGATCGGCATTTGTGATAATCTCGGCAATTACCTTGCCGACACGTTCAGCTGTATTTTTACCCTCGCCGTCCTCATATCTGATAAGGTCGGCCTGGCTTTTTAGTGTTGTCTTGTTGTTTAGACCCATTGTCAGATTGATTTAGTTTCCAATTTTGCGTATGGTACATCCGCCCGTGGAAACCACACGGCGGGATTTGTTCTTTTTGAAAAGGCTCTTGGCTTTGCAGTATGCCACACACTCATGGAGATAGTGATGAGCCACTTCCAGGGCGTTGTTGTAGCAATCGGACCTCTCTTTGCTGGAGATCTCGCGTGAATAATCCCCCTGCTTGACTACGATGCCAAATCTGGTGCTTTGGAAATCGCCACTCATGACGTTCTGCGCGTAGACATAGTAGGACATAGTGACTTTCAATCCCACGAAAGTGCGGGTACACTCATTCGCATCCTTGTAAGTACCGCCATTAAGCAGAACTTTATAGAGGTCGTTTTCCTCTCCCTCGGTCAAAATGCTTAGAAACAGTTCGTCACCGAGGGCCGGTTTGATGTTCATCTGTTCGGCCTCGGTGATATAGGCGAGTAATTTGGCTTCTTCGACTTTCCCGATTGGGCGGCCGAGTTTTACGACCTCATCAGGACTTATTATGTGCTCCATTACTTTCGTTGGATTGATTGGCGACATAGACTAAAGGCTGGACAGAGTAATCTCCGCTGGGATTGACATCCTCAAACCAATGGTCGAATATTTTCTTCAGTTCTCTTGAGATCGCTCGTCGTTCTTTCGCGACATAGGAATTATAGTATTCGTATGCCTCCTGCACGGCGGTGCCACTCCATCCAGTTTTGCCGGTACGAATCAAGTACCAAGGTTCTTGACCGAAAGCAGAGTAAATTCTTTCCGTCACACTCTTCTCCGTAGAGTCAAACTTGTTATCGAAATTCGTGGATTCAAAGGGTACGAAATCAGGCTTGTCTTCCTCCGAGTTGTATGTTACGTCTATGATAGAGCAAGCATTTACATCGCCTTGGAATGCATCGAGACTCTGCGCGAAGTCTACATCATCGAGCGTAGAATCCTGATTTGTATCGCCATTATCGTCAAGTCCGGATGCCACTCCTTTTTTGTGCATGAGCATACCCGACATCAGGAAGTTGTTGCGCGTATTGCGGTACTTCACATTGTCGAGTCCTTCGTCTGTAGAAAGGTTAGTCACGACCTTGTCGTAGATGGGCTTAGGATATTCAAATCGACCGTCCATGGAGAACCATAGAATCTGGCCCTTGTATTTGTCTATGCCGCCTGACTCGACTATCTGAGATAAAATTACTTCCTTTATGGGATTGAAAGTGTAGATTTTATCGACATGCTTTTTATCTACGAGGATTTTATTGCCCTTGCGAGTTTTGTTACCGGTCCAATCGGGATGTACGTTGATGAAGATAACGCTGCCGTTTTCTGTTTCCTCTTCGAGCCGACAGTTCTGGAATGGAATATGGTGCAGTTCCACAACCTCACAGGCAAGATTATAATTGACGTGTAAGGCGAACCCGTGGAATTGTGCCATATCCTGAGCGATGAGACGAAAGATGTCGTCCACTGTATCTCCTGCGCGGTTTACCACATACTCGGAGAATTTGGTGTCATTAAGGCCGTTCCCTTCGATGAATGTCTGGTAACGCTCACAACATCCTCCCCCCGTCGGACTATTCAATATCAAGTCAAGCATACGCTGGGGGTAGAGATTATCCCTACCATATGCCTGGATATTGAGAGTACTCCAGTAGGCGGTTGTGAGGCGCTTGGGAGAACGTTTGACGTTGGTTATATTCATCGAGCGCGGGTATTACTCGGTGTCCTTGGCACCGTTGTTTTTGAGCCGGGTGTTGGCAGCTTTGAGTGCGCGGTTATCGCTTTTTAGGGAGGCAATCTCCTCGTTGGCGGATTCGAGTTCGGCTTTTGTGGTCGCCAGTTCCATGCGGACTTCGGCCAGTTCATCGGACTCTTCGCCCTCGCCGTCGGTTACGGTCCGACCTTCGAGTGCGGCTTTGAGTCCTTCGATTTCCTGCTCAAGCGTGGATTTGTCGTATTCGAGGGTCTTGATTTTTTCCTCTGCCTCTTTGTGGAGTGCGTCGGATTTCTTCACAGCCTCCTGCGCTTCGGTGAGCTGTGCTTCGAGGGCTTTGATTTTTTCGGCACCCTCGGCAGAAGTTGTCGGAACTTCGTTATTGGCTTCCTCGGCTTTCTTTTTTGTCTGAGCCAGTTTGCGGGCTTTATATGCGGCTACGCGGTCTTCCCAGTCCGTAGGAAGGTGAGCGAATTTGTTGACTTCGCTGGGATATTTGCTGAGGTGTTCCTCGGCAACCTCATCCGGAATGGGATTTACATAGAAATTTGACGTGCCGGCCGGGTGTATGAGGGCACCGGCCTTGAGTACATAATTAGGCTTTTCGGGCATAGTCTTACTTTTTTTGAGGTGGTTGTAAATGATGACGTAAGCGTCACGATAGCAGTCACTACAGCCGGTGTTGGTAATCTCCTTACCAAACAGCAACCGATGTAACGAATCAAGAAGCAACCTATCTGAAGATGAAAAGCCGCTCTGGAAACGGCTTTTCATTTCAGACATTTGCAACATTGTATCTTCGTAGCTTCCCATATGGCAGATTATGAACCGCTGACGAGAGATTCAAGGGCTGTGCGGGTAGCCGCGATGCTCTCGGAATAGAGATAAATGCCGGAGGTCGGCGCGTTCTCTTCCTGAAGGGTGGCGAGCCATCCGCCTTCGGTGTCGTCGGAATACTTGTCATCGTCCATCGCAGTGGCGGTCAGACCGGCTTCGAGACCGTAAATCTCGAAAGTGTTCTTGTTGTCAGAACCCGGAAATTTGTTCTCGAGTACGACAACAAAAGTGCCGTTTGCGAGCTGGTCGATGATGTTGTGTGCGACTTCGGGACCATTGTCAAGTATGACGATGGATACATCCTTGTTGAATCGGTTTCGATAAGTTCCGGCTGACAGAGATTTCTTCGTGCCAGTGTATGGGCTCTTGCCCGGAACATACATTTTGTAGGCCTTCTTACCGGTCTTCAAAATGAGAGACTTAACGATATTAGGGTTCGTGGCATCGCGGGCGGTGGCCTCGAAGTCAATATCGTTATAGTTCATGATGAAACCGTGGGACTTGATACCTTTGACCGGCTTTACGGTACAACTGGCCGCCAGGTCAGCGGCCAACTGGTAATCACAACTTTCTGCAGCCATATCTTCTCGGTTTAGATGGCGACCTGAACGAGCGCGTCCTCACCTACGAGAGTGTCGATCTTGGAAGAGGCGTAGATGTAGTTCTTGCGGTCCTTGTCGTTAAAAGAGATACTGAGGTTAGCGATCTTGTCCTTATCGTTGGTACCCACGAAAAGGTTTTCGGGGGAGCAGACGATAGCGCGGTGTGGACAGTTCAGAGCGGTCCCAGAGTCCTCGTACTTAGCAATCATGCGGTCCCAGATGTCAATGGCATAGATGGGACGGCCGTCATACTCTGAGAGTGTGATGCCGGAACCTACGTTCTCGAAAGGCATTGTGGTTTTGCCGTAGCGTTCCACGATATCGGTGCGGAGAGCCTTGAACATAGAGGTCGTACAGAAGATGGCAGCCTTGCTGTCGTCGAAGATGCGAGAGTCTGCGTCGGACAGAAGCGTGTCGAAAATCTTGATCGCGGTGCCCGGAGTGAGCAACCCATTCTTCTGAGCCTGGTAAGTTGTCTCTTCGTTAGCCGCGATGATAGTCCTCTGATTGTTATTGGCAGCGATGATGGCCTGAAGGCGCTTCCAAAGACCGTCGCACATTGTGAAGAGCGAGGGTTTGATGCCGGCCTTGAGGATACCACCGTCAGTGAGATTATTGGCGTCTTTGTCGCCGAACCACGCGATACGCCAAAACATTTCGCGGATAGCCTTTTCGAGAAGAGGCATGAGCACGAGGTCCCAGTATGGAGTGTCCTGGAGATATGCGATGTCGGTGCCAGTATTGAGGGACGACTCCGCGATGGTGTTCTCGAGGTCTTCGTAGCAGATTTCCTTGGAGATTTCCCAGCCACCGAGTTCCCATTCCTTCTGAATGCCGGTGATGTTCACAGACGTGTAAGTGGGGTCGCAACCACCGCCCTTTTCACCGACATCGCCGAGGTCGTTGATGTAGCCGAGCTTCTGGCCGTTGGTAACGCCAGTCTTGGTCGTTACCGTCAGGTCGATGTCCGGGTCATCATACACCGTGAGAAAGAGCAGCTCTCGAAGGTCGTTAATCGCCCCGTTGTCTACGGTAAATTGATTCCAGTTAATCATAACTTCGGATTAAATTGTTACACGATTGAGATTAGTTGCGCTTTGCGCGCTTGGCAGCAGCGGCTTCGCGACGCTCGCGAATTGCCTTCTGCGTCTTGGACTCGGTGGACTCCTCCTGGGCTTTGCCGGCGGGGGCACCGTGGGAGACGAATCGACGGTTCTGAGGCGTGAAAGATGAGCGCATACTGAGAGCTGCGTCGAGCCAGGGCATACCGCCGGCCTTGTTGACCTTGGCGACGATTGCGCGGGCGTTCTTGAGCTCGGTCTTCTGCTCTTCTACCGTCTGCTGGAGTTCCTCGACGGTCTTCTGGAGTTCTTCGACCTGGGGAGCGGTCTCTTCGGGTGTTGCATCCGGGTCGATTTCCTGGAGACGTCCCTGAAGCTCTGCGATAATGGCGCGGATTTCATCGGGATCATCCATGGAGTCGACGGGGTCAGGGTCGTCGCCGTTGCCACCTTCCGTTTCGGGCTGGATGATGTCGGTGATAATCTCGCCTTCGACCACAATCTTGAGGCCGTCGTCGAGTACATAGGTGCCGTCGGGATATGCAACGTCACCGATCTGCGGGTCGCCGTCCTCTCGCTCGACGGTAAACTCGTTGCCGTCAGCGGCTGTTACGACCTGAGCCTTTGCGCGGGCCAGTCCGGCTTTCGCGAGGAAACGGGAAAGGGCCGAAGGCTTCTTTGCAGGAGTACCTGCAGTGGGGTTGGGTTTAGCCATAGTTTTGTTATTTGATTTGGTTTTGATATTGCGTTTCCTGAATCTGTGAGCGGTCGTAGGAACGAGAATATGAGTGATAAAGCCAAGCTCCTGAGCGCGGTTTGCGTCGATGAAAGTGTCCTTATCCATGAGAGTTTGAAGCGCCTTGCGGTTGGCACCGGTGCGCTCCACATACAAGTCGAGAATCCTGTCCTGCTCCTCACGCAGGGACTTGGACTGAACCTCCAGGTCGGAAATGAGAGCGTCGAGTTTATCGGGAGTATAGCGGACGGGCATATCTGTCATCAGGTACTCGTATGCCGGATTGTGCAGGCACATACGCATATTCTTGTTGGCGTACCGACGTTCTGCCGGAGCCGCAAGAAGTATGACAGATGCAATGGATGAGCACTCGCCCTCTACGGTGGCAGAAATGGTCTTGCCGGACCGGCGGAGAGCATC